AGAACCTCTTAAACAACAAAAAAGTCAAAACACGGATCAATTTCATAATAAAGACCAGATTATTCATAATAAGTAAAGAAAATTCAGATTATTCTAATTATAGAAAGATATTTTAGATACTTTATAATAAGTTTCTCTACTGAACTCCACTTTACAATGACCAATATGACTATAAATAAACTCTAATTAGATTATTTCTAAAAGTTACTATATATCCTTATTTAGCTGTTTGATTCAGAGACTTCAATATCAATTAGTTCCCAAATAGATTAAATTCAAAAAATTCTCACATATTCATACGTTTTTCTCTTTTTTAAGTAGTTAGCAATAGTAATTGAATCCCAATTAGTTTATTTCTAAAAAATTTGTACATAATAAGAGAGCGTCACCCACCCCTCTCACCACTCTCTGTGCGTCGATGACCCGGGGGTATGTCTTGATTGAATGAATATGTAATGAATATCTAACGGTGAAGAGTGCCAAAGTAGGTGAACTTGATTTGGTAGTGTCAAGCTTTTTCTGCTATTATTCTTTAAAATTATTTTTAAAACTAATGTGTTATTTTGGTGGTGGGAGAGTATAATTCATACAGTAATACCATATCTTTGATAATTATTCTGACTGTGGGTGTGACACAACCAGCGCGATAATACAGAGTCGCGTTACTCAATTAAAAGATCGAAAAGGTACTTGGAGGGAGGTCCCCTGCAAGTCATCGCAAAACGCGAATATGAAATCCCAGGTAGTACGGTGAGTACAACAAATCCTAGACACTGATAACTCAGGATTGGCCATAGCGTGTCACTGAGCAGAGGTCAGAGAGGTACCTGGCGAAATTAGAGTTTAGTTTGGTGGGTTGGACTAGATACGAGCCCACTTGCTATATTCTATCATGCAAAAATATAGCAATACTTTTTTGCTCTTGTAATCCCTGCCATAGATTGTCTCTTAGCAAAGTAGCAAGCTTCGGCAATTGCGAAAAACTTACTTGGAGATAATTACCTAATCGGACAACCCGATTATTAATTACAAGATATTAGATAGGCATCCATCTTAGAGAGATTGAGACAGACTGCTAGCTTGTTCTGATTAGCAGTCTGTCCTCTCTTTTAATTGCTCAAAAAAATTGAGTGATTAAATGAGAGTCTAAAAATTGAAACCAAAACAATCAAATAGGAGATAGCATAATGAAACAAGTGCCCGCAAAAACAGCATCACACGTTTGTAAGTTAATTGACGTTGATTATCATGCTGCCTCGCAGGATGTGGGAGCAATTGCTTATTTCAATTTGAACGTGAATGATATAGTGCACAAGTTGAAAGTTGATATTCACCAAGATTCCTCATATCACTTCCAATCACATTTCACAGCATCATTATTTGATGTAAGTCAAAATAAATGGAATCTGTTTTGCAGTATTCATCATTCGGCGATAGCAAATTATTTCAGCAACTACGAATTTGAGAAAAACCCCGACAAAGCAAAAGAAGTTCTTTACAATCTTTGTCTCATGCTTGCCCATAAAGCATTATCAATTCTGAAATAACTTGCAGAGCGATAGCACAGTAAAACAGCACTGTGCTATTAATGCATACGCAATGTATGTCATTGCGTGCTAGTCGCAAATCTAGCAGATAACTTATGAGGAGAAAATAAGATGAAACTAATTGAAATCAAAACCATTGAGGGTGATGTAATTGTTTCCGGGCAGTACGAGGCAATCAAAGATTGCCTCCAGAAAAATAGTGGAGCAGATCTCAGATGGGCAAATCTCAGTGAAGCAAATCTCAGTGAAGCAGATCTCAGTGGAGCAGATCTCAGATGGGCAAATCTCAGTGAAGCAGATCTCAGTGAAGCAGATCTCAGTGGA